TCATCGTCAAATTGGTCTTGTTCAGCCATTAGACCCTAATCCTAGCACGAACTTCTCGTACAATGCCGGTAAGACGCCAATCTTGACTGGTCGAGCGTCTGCTTCATGGAATGCAAGTATTGGGAGCCCGAATTTTAGGCCAAAACCAGACGGATACAATAATCCAGGATCGGCACCAACAGCTGGGCAAGTATCTCTGCTGGGTTATAGGATAGGCCAGACTACCCATGTGTCGAACGGGGTAGGATATATTGGTGCACTAAACATGGGTTCAAGCAGAAAAGCTCCAGCCGGCTTTGTGGAAGCGACGGTAGTGGAGATCGACTCAGCTATGACCGGCATTGTACGAGAAGTTCGTGCTAGGATTAGGGTCTAATGGCTGAACAAGACCAATTTGACGATGAACGAAAGGTGCTGGAAAAGCGCTTCGCAGCACTCTGGCCTACACTAGGGAACACGAAGATTCGGTATGAGAACACTCCATTTGATGAGCCAAAAGATGACCTGACATGGGTTGCTTTTACTATTGTGACTGCAGAAGGCAATCAGATCAGCTTAAATGAGGAAGCTTTGGCTCGGTACGGTGGACTGGTGATTATTCAGGTGTTCCAAAGGGAAAGAACCGGAACGGGAGCCGCGCTCCGATTGGCGGGTCAAGCCGCCGATATCTTTAGGAGACTGGAGATATGCGAAGATGAGTCGGGTTTACTACGTTTCCGCATCCCTTCGAAGGTAACAGTAGGTGTGAATAATGGATGGTTTCAGATCAACGTGAACTGCCCATACTTTAGAGATCAGCGCCACGGACTAAACACTCTGTGAGGAAATAGAAATGCCGCACATTTGCCCTCCAGCAACAGCTGACACAAACCGAACTAGCATATTCTATGCAATCGAGGAAGATGATTGCTGGGGTGCTGATCCGGAAGCTCCGCCTTTAGCTCCGAAGGGCTTTGAACTCCGGATGACGGGTGAGACAGTCATCCATAATAAAGCGACGATCGTCTCTGAGACCATTCGTACAGATAGAATGAGAGATACGATCTCCGAGGTTGGAGCCACGGCGGAAGGCGACATCAACTTTGAGTTGGCTTTCCGAGACCTGGAATCCCTCCTACAAGGAGCCTTCGCCAACGACTTTGTCTATCTACTGGAGAGAACTTTCGCAGCAGGTGATGTCGACGCGATCAACGCCACTGACCGATTCAACATCACAGGTGGTGCCATAGTTTTTACCGGCTTCATAGCTGGTGCAGATGTTCATGTTTCTGGCTTCGAGGATAATACGGTCAACAACGGTCGGATGCTCCTTACCGCTGTGGATGGTGCCGGTGCGTTCATCGACATTGACACAGAGATATTCCCAGCCACCAGTCTGACAGACGAAACCCCCGCCGTACCTACTACGTTTAAGACGCCGAAAGGTATCTTCACGGACCTGGAAGTCCAAACGAGTTCGATCGTAGGGTCGGCAACAACCGATTTTCTAGTAGATCTCAACTTGGAGGTTGGCCAAACAATCAGGATGGAAGGTTGGGATACGGCGGCAAATGACGGGATCTTCAAGATTACTGCTCTTGCGGCCAATACGATGACTCTGGATACCTCAGCACTGGTTATCGAAACGGCTGGTATCGTAACGCTGACAGCTCAGAGACTGAAGAATGGCGCTTTACGGAAGTCCTTCTTGATTGAGAAGTTCTTCGGTGATGTCACCCAGTTCATGTCCTTCACGGGAATGCGCGTAGGTAATATGACCCTGAACGTAGAGGCGCAAGCCCTCGTAACAGGTGTCTTCTCCTTCATGGGTAAGGAGGGAGTCAGCGCACAAGTAACGGTCCTAGGAAGTCAGATACCAGCGGGTATCCAGGATGCTCTAAATGCTACCACGAATGTGGGTAACATTGAAGAAGGTGGCATTGACCTTGTAACGGCCATTAGGTCGCTCGATATTGCGATCGGCAACAACCTGCGACAGAAGCCGCAAATCGGTAGTAAATCTTCGGTGGATGTTGGCTACGGGTTTGTCGATGTCACGGGAACGATGAGTGTATACTTTGAGGATGAGACTTTACTCCAGAAATTCATCGCTCATACCGAGAGTTCGTTTAACTTCACCTTTACGGATAGCGACGGCAATTCCATGGTCTTTACGATGCCACGCCTCTTCTTCACGAGTGGTACACCGACAGCACCAGGCGGAAACGACGACGTCATCCTACCGATGGAGTTTACTGCAGTACGAAGCACCGCCGATGACGCAGTAATCATCGTCGACGCACTACCAGCCGCACTCTAGTAGAGTAACGCTGGAATTCACGGCCCGGGCAAGTCTCGGGTCGGTAGCCACCTAAGAGGAAACCAGAGATGGACTTTGAGAAAGCATTTGCGACTGATGATAAGTTAGAACAAGAAGGGCGATGGTTCCCAGTAGGAGAGGGAGCTGAATGTCTAATCGCCAGAACAGGTAACACTCGTTACAAAGAAATGCTCAGGAACAAGCTGGGTGTTTACGAACAATCCCTCCAACAACGACTCCTCGACGATGATACAGCCGACGCCATGCTCATTGAGGTTATGGCTAAGACCGTGCTATTGGGCTGGAAAGGCTTCGAGAATGAAGGAGAGGAGGTCACCTACTCTGTGCCGAACGCCATCGACATGCTGACGAAGTACAAGGAATTTAGGAACTTCGTGGCGAAGAACGCCGATAACATGCAGGCGTACAAGAAGAGTGATAGCGAGGAGAACCGGGGAAACTTGCCAACCGAATCCGATGGGAGCTTAAGTGGGGAGACCAAGAGCGATTCCTGAGAGGGTTAGAGAAGGACACCGGGAAGACTCCCAAAGCCCTTCTCAACAAGCCCGAGCTCAGTTCACAAGCAGCCTTCTACCACGAGGTGTTTTGGCTGCTGAACGTATCGCGCGAACCAAGTGCTTACGGCATCATGCCGCTCCAGCCCACTCAGATTCGGGCAGCTTGCGAATTGTACGGTGTAAACACGCCCGACGAAAAGGAGGACATGTTCAGAGTCCTCGTTTGGGTCGACTACGATTACCGCAAGATACTTACCGACAAGCGGAGCTTAGAAATAGAAGCCGAGAAAGAGCAGGCAGCGGAGGAACGATCTAGTGGAGGTCGCAAGACTCGATATCGTGATCCGAAACCAGCAGGCAGTTAGGGCCACCACGCAGGTGACCCGAGGCCTGAGGGGTATGGGTGATGCTGCTGCGCGCGAGACTACGAAAGCTCGAGGTGCTTTTGGTAAACTGAAGGATTCGGTGTTTAGTGTAAGAGGTGCCGTCACTGCTCTGGGCGGCGCCTTTGTTTTTGGCGCTGCGTTGCGCGTCCTTAGGGATTTCCAGACATCGATGTCCGGAGTGCGAGCGGTAACAGGAGCAACAGAAGAACAGTTTGCTTCACTGTCTGAGGAAGCGAGAAGGTTGGGTGCCACGACCCAGTTCTCAGCTGGTCAGGCAGCAGACGGTATGAGATTCTTGGGCCAAGCCGGCTTCGATACGAACGAGATCCTGGCAGCCACAGAACCAGCCCTACGACTAGCCCAGGCTGGTATGTTAGATTTGGCTGAAGCCGCAGACATTGTGTCGAATATCATGTCGGGCTTCCAGATCGAGGCAAGTAAGACACAAGAAGTAGCGGATATCTTGGCAGTGACAGCAGCCAACGCTAACACTAATATCCGCCAGATGGGCGAGGCAATGAAGTTTGTTGCACCGATCGCAGCAAGTACGGGTAACAGTATCGAGGATTTGGCAGCCGCAGTGGGTGTCCTCGGTGATGCGGGCTTGCAGGGATCGAACGCAGGTGCAGCCCTACGAACAGCTATCTTGCAGTTGACTTCTGTCACTCCTGTTGCAGAGGAGGCTATTAATGAGATGGGGTTAACGATAGCGCAGCTTGACCCGACAACCAATAGCTTCATCGATATTCTAAAGACGTTGGCCGAGGCGAATATTACTGCTGGCCAAGCTGCCGAGATCTTCGGTAAACGAGCCGCCACGGCTATCTTGGCTTTAACCCAATCAATACCTCGTTTAGAGGAGATGCGCGAGAAGACAGGGAGCGCAGCAGGCGCTCTTGATGAGATGGCCAGGATCATGGAGGACAACCTGAACGGTTCTATCAGGAACATGATCTCGGTTATGCAGGAAGCCATCCTCCAGACTGGAGACGCGGGATTGACGGGCGCCCTAAGGTCTACCATAGATACCGTGACAGGCTTGCTTCGTGCTTTGACGGGCACCTTAGACCCGCTGCAAGAGAACGCGGCTGGGTTCCAAGCCATGGCCACTGCAGTGAAGGTATTGGGAGGAGCACTGGTAGGGCTCGGTCTTGGGAAGATTATAGTCGGCTTGGTCTCTTTTGGAGCGGGTATAATCAAGGCAGCTCAGGCTGTTCGCGCTTTTACCGCAGCTCAGGCATTGATGAACATAACGATGCTGGCGAACCCCATATTCTTGGTAACTGCAGCAATCGGAGCAGCAGTCGCGGCCTACCTTATATTCCGAGATACTGCAAGGAGCGCATCTGATGCGCAGAATGATTTAAATGCTGTCTTGGAGGACTCCCAACAAATTCTGGATGACTATAAGACGGCATTGGATGAAGCTAATGAGGCTGAGGTTGCGTTGGGTGAGACAAAGCTAAGGAACAAGTTAGTTGATCTTCAAGCTGAGCTGGAGCAGACGGCTATAGATT